AATACGGGGTCTGTGGCGGAGTGCCGCATACCCGGGACTGCCCGTCCTACGTCGATCAGAGCGCCAGCACGCCGGGTCTGGGCATCCACCCGCGTGACCCGGGGAGCCGATGATGCGCCGCCGGGCGCTCACCCCGGCCGAGGTCGGCATGGTGCTGGCCGTGGTGCTGATCGTGGTGGCCTGCTGCTGCGGGCTGGGCATCGTCTCCACGTTCCACCAGCCAAAGCCGGTGCCGGTCTACCCGGTGCCGACCGGCACGTACTGAGATTGAGGGCCCGTCGCTCCCCGGAGAGGCGGGCCTCTTCCGTTTGACACTTCACAGGCGCGACTGATAGGTTTGAGGTCCGACGAGTAGAAGGGCACGACGATGACGGCCAACCTGGAGACCATGCGAGTGGTCCGGACCTACGCGATAGATCTGGCCATCGGCGACACGGTGGTGGACAGCGACTATGAGCACGTGGGCACCGTAGACAGCGTGCCGACGATCGAAAACGGCATGGTGATCTTCAATTTTTACGACGGTGAGCAGACGACCCTTGGCAAGAGCTGGCCGGGCACCAAGGTCGTCCGCATCAAGATCGCTCGGCGTACGTCATGAGCGCCGGGTACCTCGGTAAGTGCGGGACCAAGAAGCGGCACGTGACCCAGCAGGAGGCCGAGGGACAGCGCTGGGCGCTGATCGCCAAGGGCAAGTGGCGGCCCGGGACCTCGAACACCTACCACTGCACAGCGTGCGGGCACTACCACGCCGGTCGGATGGGCGCGGCGAACCGGGGCAAGAGCCGAAAGATCAAGACGAGAGAGGTGTTCCACACCCAATGACCGCATACCGGAACGGACTGATCACCAGCACAACGCCGGAGTCGGCGGTCAACGGCTGGGGTGTAAGGACCGGTACCCCTGACAGGTCGGAAACCGGTCCTTACGGGGGGACTGACGACACGTCCCCTGAGCAGGGGAAAGCCAAGCGGGGTACGACCAACCGCAACGAGCGGGGCTCGGTCACCGACCGGCTCAGGCGCCGGGAGTGGCTGGTCTCGACGTATCGGGCGGACCAGGACGTGTTCGTGATCGAGCTGTTCCACGGGCCGTTGACCGTGGCTGTGCTGCGGGGCGCCGGTGAGGCCGCCTGCCGGTGCTACCGGTGCGGCCAGCTGCTGACCGTGGACACCGTGACGGTGGACCGGATCAAGCCGGGCTGTCTCGGTGGCACCTATAAGAGGGAGAACATCCGGCCGAGCTGCCAGCCGTGCGCCTCGATCACCGGCGCGATGATCGGTGTCGAGCGTAAGAGGGGAGGCGGGAAGCGATGAGGAAGAGCTGGAAGAGCCCTCGCGCCCAGGTGGTGGACGGCCGGTCCTTCGGCCAGCTGCCGGACAAGCTGGCCAAGCCGTGCTCCAAGTGCGGGGCCAGGCCCGGATGGCGCTGCACGCGCAAGGTCGGTGAGCAGTACAAGGCGCTCAAGCACAACCACCGGGAGAGGGGTCACGATGGATGAGCTGATCACGGATCACGTGTTCCGGCCCGCCCAGAACGCAGGTGCGCCGACCGAGAATGCGGGGATGAGAGGCACCGGCCGGGTACCCCGGGGCACCTGTGTCTGGCTCGGTACGTGCGCGAAGCTCCCGGCCGAGCACGTCAGCCCGGCGGAGTTCCAGGCCGGTAGAAGGCGATGAGCCGGTATCAGGTGTCGATCTGGGGCTGTGCGGGCAGTGTGACCGGGCACGGGCGCACTGATGTCTACGGGCGCTGCCCGTGGTGCTCGAGGCAGGTCGATGCGCCTACGCCCCGGCCGAACCTGTCTGGGTGGCGTAGCGAGGATGACGTGGAGTACCGGCGCTTCTATGACCCGGACTTCGGCCTGGACCCGAAGGATTACTGAGCCTGCTCTGACCTCTGTGCCCTCCTAGCCTCCACCCGACCTCGCTGAGATCGACAGGCAGCCTGGCGAACCGCATGGTTCACGAACGAAACCCAGCCTCTTGGAAAACGGACGGTGGGTCCGTTTACCGAAATCATCCTAGGATGGGGGGAGCTTACCCCCCTAGCGCACTCTTACAGCCTACACATGTATGGAGAAAACTTTCTTTATAGGCCGCGCGACGGGGCGCGCGTGATACGCGCGGGGGTCGCTGGGCTGTAAGAGTGCGCTAGGGGGGTAAGCTCCCCCCATGGCTACCCCTATCCTCATCCCCGATGCTGATATGCGGGCCTCTCTGGCAGCCTTTCAACCGGGACGAGTAGTGCCATTTACGGATCTATACGCCCAATACGAGAGGGTGATGCGAGGGGTTGGGCAGGCACCGGCCAGCCGCCAGGCTCTAGGTAGGGCACTCACCCGAGTCGGCTGTGAGCGAAAGAAGGTTCGCAAGAGCAGGGGAGGGCGAGGCAACCAGCGGGTTCACGACACCTACTGCTGGATCATTCCCGGTGCGCCAACCATCCCTGAGGAAGACGTTCGGATGACGACCGCTCTGCGGTTCCTGCTGGACGGCCGGGAGCAGGCCGACATCCACGACAATCTGATCTTGGAGGGATACCGGACGATGGGCCGTAGACATGGCTGGCGCTGGCTGATGGGTCCCGCTCAGGTCACAGAGTGGTTGAACCTCAAGGGGTTTGCCAAGGTGACTGAGGGGGGCCAGAGAGGGCCCAACGGTTGGCGCGGCACGCCGAGCCGCTACGTGCACGTATCTATGCTCGATTGGATCTATCCCGAACCAAAGTCATGACACGTGAGCGTCAAGGATTCCTCCCCGGTGGGCGCTGGAGCCGAGATGCCCTCTTGTCCCGTAGCATGAGGCCATGACCGACCCGGTGCTCCTCGTCATCTACGCGCTGGCCGTGGCGCGGCTGACCGGCCTGGTGGTCAGCGACTCGATCACCGAGGGCGCACGGGACACCCTGATCGGCTGGCTCGACGACCGGCCGCGCACGCTCGGCTCATTCGTCACCGGCGTGATCGAGTGCCCGTGGTGCGCCGGGATGTGGATCAGCCTGGCCGCCAGCCCCCTGGTCTGGTTCTGGGGCGGTACACCCGTCATGCTCATCGTGGCCATAGCGCTGGCGTTCAGCCAGGTCGTCGGCATGATCTCGAACCTGGGGAGGTAGCCCGTGGCCCTGAAGCGACCCAAGCTGTCCGACGAGACGCACCCACTCAAGCGCATCCCCGCCAGCCTCTCCGCCGCGACCGCCATCGTGGATCTCGCCGGAGGCAGCTCCTGGCGGACCTGGAAGTTCGGGAACAAGGACTGGCAGGCCGAGGGGTGGCGGCTTTACGACATCATCGGTGAGCTGCACAAGCTGAGCGGCCGGGTCGGTGACAGCGTGTCCCAGGCGCGGCTCTACGTGACCGAGGTGGACGACACCGGCGAGGAGACCGGCGAGGTCGAGGACGAAACGATTCAGCGCCTGGCCGCCATCCCGCTCGGCACCGGCTCCCAGCGCGACGACAACCTCCGCCTGAGCGGCATCGACCTCGCGGTGGGTGGCGAGTGCTGGATTGTGGGCGAGGGCGCCGCCACCTCCCCGGAGAACGCCGAGGGCTCCTGGTTCGTGGTGACCGGATCCGCGCTGTCCCGGGTGGGCGACGACGTGACCGTCAAGCGGCCCCAGCAGCGCGGCGGCTCCAAGCTCGTGCTCAAGGACGGTACGGACATCCTGATCCGCTGCTGGCGCCCGCACCCGAACGACACGGACCAGCCTGACTCGTTCACCCGCTCGGCGATCGTGCCGCTGCGCGAGATCGAGCTGCTGACCAAGCGCGAGTTCTCCGAGCTGGACTCCCGGCTGACCGGTGCGGGCATCATGTTCCTGCCCGAGGGCATCGACTTTCCTCGCGACGAGGAGGACCCCGAGGGCCTGGCCGGGTTCATGGCCTACATCCAGCGCGCCGCCGCCGCGAGCATGCGGGACCAGAGCAACGCCAGCGCCATGGTGCCGATCATGGCCACCCTGCCGGACGCGATGTTCGAGCACCTGGACAAGATCAAGCCCATTAATTTCTGGTCCGAACTCTCGGCCGAGATCACGCCGATGAAGGACAAGGCCATCAGCCGGGTGGCGAGCATGGCCGAGATCCCGGCCGAGGTGCTGACCGGCATCGGCGACGCTAACCACTGGACCGCCTGGCTGATCAGCGAGGAGGGCATCCGCTGGATCAAGGGCTACCTGGGCCTGATCGCGGACGCGCTCACCCGGGGCTTCCTGCGGCCCGCGCTGGCCTCGATGGGCAACCCGACCCCCGAGCGCTACGCGTTCGCGTTCGACACGTCCACCCTGGCCGCCAAGCCGAATCGGCTGGAGGACGCGCTCACCCTGCATGACCGGTTCCTGCTCAGCGACGAGGAGGCCGTCAAGGCGGGCGCGTTCGACCCGGAGCAGATGCCCTCGATCCCGGAGCGCGTAGTCCAGATCTTGCTCAAGGTCGTTCAGACCCAGCCGGGCCTACTGCTCGACCCGGCCATTCAGGCGGCGCTCGGGCTGCCTCAGATCACCGTGGACGGCGCGGCACCTGCCGCCCTGCCCTCGGGGGCTGATGAGCCGGACGAGGACGACACGGGCGACCAGGGGCCGCCCAATGACGGCAATCCGCAGGAGCCCGCCGACGACGGGACCGCCTCCGCGCGCGCCATCACGGCCGGGCTCGACCGGCGGATCAACGCGCTCGGACTGTCCGGGGGGACCCTGCTCGCTCCCCCCAGCCCGGAGGCGGTGTTCAACGCCAGCTCCAAGCTGATGGTCTACCGCGCGCTGGAGCTGGCCGGTGGCCGCCTGAGCACGCCAGCCGAACGGCGGGGCCGCTGGGCCGAGGTACCGCGCCATGAGCTGCACGCCCGGGTCGGCCCGATCACTCCGGACAAGGCTGAGAAGGTGCTGGCCGGTGCGTTCAACCACTGTGGCGCGGTGGCCGCCGATCTCGGCGTGGACGCGGACGACCTCGAGCGGCTGCTCCGGGGCTACGTGACCGAGCTGCTGACCCGGGGCATGGCGCACCATGACGACCTGTTGTACGCCGCGCTGAACATCGCCAACCGTGGCGCTGGCCTGGTGGCGGCATGACAGGTAAGTGTCAACGAACAAAGGGAGATCAGATGCACCTGACCAAGAGACGGATCGTCGCGCTGTTCGCGACGGCCGCCATGACCCTCGGGCTCTGTGCGGCCGGGGCCGGTCCCGCCCAGGCCGACCCGGCGCCCAAGCCCGTCCAGACCTCCGTTACTCCACCGACCCCGCAGCTCGACAGGGCCAACAAGCCCGCCGGGGTCAAGGCGCCCAAGGGCCTGCCCGGCATGCCCTCGGTGGACAGCCTCACCCCGTGCGCCGGTGGCGTCTGTTACAAGTACGCGACCGGCCGCCAGATCTTCAGCGCCGGTCAGGAGCCGGACGGTATCAGCATCCGGGGCACCATCGCCAAGCCCTACCTGGCGACCGTCCAGGGTGACTACCACACGCTGATCGAGCTGTCGATCCAGAACGTGGATCCGGTCAGCGGCCTGCGCAACGTGGTCGAGATCGGCTCCAGCGTCGATCCGACCGTGAACGGTGGCAGCAACGACCCGCACCTGTTCGTGTTCTCCTGGGTCGAGAACGCGCCGGGCAGCTACAACGGCGGTAACGGCTGGGCCGACGCGCTCGGCTGCGATCCGTGTGCCGGAGATTCGCTGGCCGGTGACATCGGCACGGCCAAGGCTTTCACCTGGCAGCACATCGGGACCGACTGGTGGGCCAGCGTCAACGGCACCTATGTGGGCGCCTTCCCAGACGCGACCTGGGGTGGCGACTTCACCGACGCGCAGACCGTCCAGGTCTTCGCTGAGGGAGCGGTGGCCAACCAGGAGAGCTGCACGGACACCGGCACCGGCGGTCACGCGGGCACGGCGTCGAGCACCAACCTGGACCAGTACACGCTGAGCGGCACGGTGGCCACCCCGGTCCTATCCCAGGGCACGACCACCGACCCCAGCATCTGGGCGTTCACCCAACCCTCCAGCACCTGGATCCGGGTGGGTGGCGAGGGCTATAACTCGGTCGGTGAGGCGCTCGGTGTCAAGGGCTCCTGTGCTCCGGCGGCTGAGGGCACCCCGGCCGCCAGCTCGCTCCAGGTCTGGAAGGAGCAGTGCCCGGACGGCGCGGCGGTCACCGGCTGTAATTCGGCGTGGTCTCAGCCGTGGTCCGGCCAGACGATCAACCAGTGCCACGCGCTGAGTGCGCCGGACGACAAGTGGCGCCGGGTCTGGGGCAACTACCTGTCGTCGGGCAAGTCGATCTACGTGTACGCCGGTAGCACCTGTGGTGCGACCCGTCAGCTCGTGACCAACGCGAGCAAGCTCGTGACCCCGTGGGACATCCACGCCTGGGCGCGCGCCGCGTAACAAACCACCAGGTCGGGGGACCTTTAGCCGAGGTCCCCCCGGCCGTGGTGCGAGGAGGCACCGATGATCTACCACGAGCCGGATCCGCCGACCTGGCCCAAGCCGAGCCCGGGGCTGGCATGACCGGCCCGGTCTGGGATGGCACCGGCGTCGATCCGTGGCTGCCCGCCCGGCTCCAGGCCCGCGCCCAGACCGCCGAGGTGGAGCGTGACATCCGGGCCGCCGTGTGGGCAGCGCTCTCGGCCTGGCTGGTGACGCTGGCGCGCCGGGTGCTGCGCACCGGCGAGCGGCCCGACCCGTACGCCGTGCACGCGCTGGCCCCGGCGTGGCGCACGGCGGTCGAGCACATCGTGCGCGGCGAGATCCGGCACGCCTTCGGCCTGGCGTTCGCCAGCCTGATGGGTGAGGACTACGACTTCTCGAGCCGGGTGGCCGCCAGCCGCTATCTGGCCGAGGTGACCAACCGCCTGGTCAAGGTGCCGGACGAGGTGTTCGACCTGGTGGCCGGTCAGATCAGCCAGGGTGTGAATCTGGGCGAGGGCATCCCGAAGCTGGCTGCCCGGGTTGACACCGTGCTGTCAACCGAGGATCAGGCGCGCTGGCCGAACCGGGCCACGGTCATCGCCCGGACCGAGACGATCGGCGCGCTGAACGCCGGGCGCAATGACGCCTTCAGCGCGTTCGAGGATGAGCGCGAGGACGATGAGCCGGAGCTGGAGAAGTTCTGGCTCGCGACCGATGACAGCCGCACCCGACCGACTCACGCCCTGGCCGAGGGTCAGCGGGTGCCGGTCGGTCAGCCCTTCATCGTCGGCGGCTTCGAGCTGATGTTCCCGGGTGACCCGACCGGTCCTCCCCAGGAGGTGATCCAGTGCCGGTGCGTACCGTTGCTGGTCGAGGTGGGTGAGGACGTGGACATGAGCGATCGACAGACCCGGCGCGGCCGGTAACCTGAGCAGGGGAGGACACAAGCCATGGGTACCAAGTTCCGCACCATGCTCGCGCCGATCGGCCTGAGCACCGGAGACGGCCGCCGGTTCCAGTCGGGAGCCATCTCGCTCGACGCGCTCCCGATGCCGTTCGAGTGGGTGCGCTCCCGCGAGGGCGGCCACGACGGGGCCGTCAGCGTGGGCGCCGTGCAGACCGCCACCGTCGCCACGGTCAAGGAGGCCATCGCGGCGGGCTACGTCTCGGCTGAGGCGGCCAAGGGCCTGGACGCCAAGATGGAGGCGGTCTGGGCCACCGGTGAGATGTTCGACGATGCCGACCGCGAGACCATGCCGACGCTGGCCGAGGACGTGGCCACGGCCATGCACCTGATGACGGAGGGCACGCTCGGCCCTTCGGTCGATCTCGACTCGTTCGTGGGTGTGCCGGTGTTCGAGGGCACCGACGAACCGATCACCTATGACGACTACGAGGACTACATCATCGAGCACGACGGGGAGGAGCCGAAGATCGAGCTTCTCGTGACGGAGGGCCGGGTGCGCGCTGGCACGCTGGTCAGCATCCCCGCCTTCGCCGAGACCGCCCGTCCGCTCGAGCTGATCGTCGAGGATGCCGAGGACGCCGAGCTGGAGGGCGACACCCAGGCCGCCGCGCTGATCGAGGCGGACCCGGCCGCTGAGCCAGTGCTGGACGTGGCCGCGCTGATCGCGAGCGTGGCCCAGGCGACCCGGCCGCTGGCTGGCCACTTCTCGCTCCCCGCACTGACCGGCCCGACGCCGCCGATCTTCGATTGGGACAACGGCACCGTGTACGGCCACATCGCCACCTGGCAGACGTGCCACGTCGGCTATGCGGACGTGTGCGTAACGGCTCCGAAGGATGAGGCCGGTGACTACGCCTGGTTCAACCGGTTCCCGGTCGAGACCGAGGACGGCGGCACCGTGTGGGCCGGTCGGATCACTGTCGGCGGCCGTCACGCCGGGCTGGAGCTGAGCGCCTCGGCCGCGATGAGCGCGTACGACACCAAGGTCGTGGCCGCGCATGTGCGCGCCTACGAGGACGAATACGGCATCGTGGTGGCCGGAGTGATCGATCGGCTGGCGTACGATCCCGGCACCCGGGCGATCCTCGATCGGCGCAAGGTGTCCGGTGACTGGCGTGAGACCCCGAACGGGCTGAGCCTGGTCGAGGTGCTGGCCCTCTCCCCGGGCCCGCGTGCGCACTCGGAGCCGGGCTTCCCGGTGCCAGGCACCTTCTCGGTCAACGGGCGTCAGACCGCGCTCACGGCCGCGCTGGGGCCGGACGCGGGCACGTTGCCGGTCACTCGCTTCGCGACCGGCACGCTCGACATCGCGGGCGCTGTCCAGGCCGCGCTTCGCGAGGACCGCAAGGCTGAGGCCGCGCGTGCCGAGCTGGCGGCTGATCTCAAGCGACTGGCAGACAATGAGCGTGCGGTCCTGGCCGCCGCGCTCGGGCAGAGTGACTGATGGGCGGGGAATGATGAGCTGCGCGTGCAAAGGCAAGAAGACCTTCAAGGTCAGGCTGCCTGGGGGGTTGGAGATCAGCAAGAGCACCGAGGCCGCCGCTGTGGCGTTCTCGGCCAAACACCCGGGCAGTAAGGTGATCAAGCCGTCTTCCTGAACCAAAGCACCCGCAGATACCCATTGGAGCCTCGTTCAGGAAGATGGACTGTCTAGTCTGAAGACCCGATGAAGGGGTGGACACATGGACATCGACCTGGGCGATGTGGTTGCCTCGTTCAACCTCCGGGTCAAGGGACACCGGCACTTCCGGCTGGTCTGGCGGATCGGCCGGGTGACCGGCACCGTCCCGGCTGACCGGATCGTCAAACCCCCTCCGTACGCAGAGCACACAGGAAGGCGAGACGCAATCATGGACCTGATGGCAGACCAGCAGGTGGCGCTGAGCATCGCGTTCACCGACGAGGTAGGCAACCCGGTAGCGACCCCCGAGGGCGCGACGGCCTCGTTCACCGTGGACGACCCGACCGTGATCAACCTGACCGACAACGGCGACCTCACCGCCGTGGCCGCCGCCGTGGGCGCGCTCGGCACCGCGACCGTGCACGTGGTCTCGACCCTGGACGGTAAGACGGTGACCGGCGATCTCGCCATCGTCGTGGTCGCCGGTCTGGCCGAGCGGATCACGATCGTGCCGGGCGAGGTCTCCGAGGTCACTCCGGACGAGTAGCCCTCCACGAACGGAAAAGAACCCCGGGCCATCGGCCCGGGGTTCTTTGACGCTTAAGTGTCAGAGTTTGTTCACCACCTGGACCTCCAGCGGGGTCATGACGCCACCAGGATTTTGCCCTTGCCGTACCGGCCGCCGTCGAGTGAAACGGTCATGTCATCCAGGTCTACCGACACTTGGAAATCGCGCGAGAGCAGGTGTCGGCGGCAGTGCGTCCAGAGCAGCTGTGCCACCTTGTCCGGGTCGTCGGCCAGGTTCTCCGGCACGTGCACGGTGAGCGCGGCTTCCGGCGTGGTGCCCGTTCGGCCGATTCGCTCGAACTTGACAATCAAATCGGCCATTACGCGTCCACCACCGGGAGGTGCACCCAGACCCAGCCGTCCGCCGGGATGACGGCGGTCTCCACACTCGTCCCGTCCACCCGGCCCACGCGCCACTGCCGCCACTCGGCGGGCTCCGGCTTGTCCTCCACGATCACGTGCTCGGTCACGGCGCCGATCCAGCGCGACGGCCGGGGACCGTTCTCGCCGATCGGGCTGGACACCAGCATGTCTCCGATGGCGACCAGTGCCGCGCTCACGCGTGCCGGTCGGATCTTCAGTACTTCCATGTCCTGCTCCCCTGTTCGGTGGTTAGAAGATGTCGTTCTGATCCGGGGTGAGGATCTTCCACTCAGACCCTCGGGGCCGTTCCCGCTGGGCGTCCATCTTGGCCTGACCCTCAGCGCGCTTCTTGCTCGATCGGCGCGACGAACCATGATCCATCTGGGCGGGCACACCCTTGCCCGTCCGGCCCTTGTGAGGCAGCGCCTCGTTACCGATGCGCTTCTGAGCCTCACGCTGCGCCGCGCGCTTGGCCGCACGCTTCACGGGGTCACGTCCTGGGGAATCTCTCACGGTTGCTCCTCTCATGGGCTGTGAGGGGACCTCAAACCGAGGTCCCCTCACCTGGTGTTTCTCTACCGTCCGGCGCAGATGGGGCCAATCCCGGCGGCCCGGCTCTCGGGGTCGGTAAGCGTTCTGCCACAGTGGCCGCACTCGCCCAGCTCCTGGCCGTAGCGGATCATCGCGGCTTTGGCGTCCTGGGCGATCAGAGCCAGCACGGTGCGGATCCGGCCCAGGTTGCGAATCGAGTGCCACTCGTCGCTGGCCTGGATGTCCAGGAACACGAAGCCAGCTTTGCGACCGTTCTTGACCTTGAAGAATCGGAGCGTGCCCTCCTCTTCTACCGCGTAGCGGCCGTCCGCGACCTGGACCGCCGGGGTGGCGGTCTTCGGGGCCGGAGCCGCCGCGCGCAGCTCGCGGACCTTGGCGATCAGGTTGCCGATCCAGCGGCTGGTGTTCTCCTGGGTCCAGCCGTTCGCGTAGTCCATCCGGATGTTGTATTCGACAGCCTGACGGTGGGCGGTACCGTCCAGGTCCGCCAGCTCGGAGACCAGCTTGGAGATCAGCAGTTGCTGAGCGGTGCTCGGGGTGAATCCCTGGCCGACCGGCACGCTGTCCAGGAGGTCTTCCTCGGCTGCGTGCGCCTCGGCGGTGTTGTTCGCGCCGTTCGCGCTGTGGAAGACCTGGAGGAAGTGCGCCGTGTGGGGGTTCTTCTTGAAGTTCCGTTCGCGGGTCTGGGTGCTCATCGCCGGTGTTCCCTTCGCTCGGCCTCGCTGACAAGGATCACATTACCGTCATGACTGTTAGGTGTCAACACTCCAGTCGGACGGACATTTGGATCGAGCCGTCCTTACCGGTGCTAAGCTGCTGGCCAGACGCACCGGTGTCGCGTTTCGGACCGGCCGGAGTCATAGACCTACACAAAAGGACGAAGCGCATGTATACGTTCCCGTTCGAGGTCCCGGCTGACCTGACCGCGCTCAGCGCGGAAGAGTTCGCGACGTTCGCGGCGCTGGTCCGGACCCATGCCCAGAGCGTCATGGCCGACGAGGCCGCGACCCCCGATGCGCTGACCGCGACTCGCGACCTGTTCAACAGCGTCGGCGCCGAGCAGACCCGGCGCACCGACGAGGCCGCCGCCGCGACCGCAGCGCGCGCCGAGCTGGCAACCGGCCTGGCGCCGGTCGAGACCCCCCCGGCCGTCGTGCCTCCGGTCGAGACCCCTCCCGCTACCGTGCCTCCGGTCACGCCCCCGGCTGAGACCCCTCCGGTCGAGACGGCCAGCACCATCGACCCGCCGCCCGAGGTCGAGCCCGAGCGGTTCGCCACGATGGTGGCCAGCTCCGATGCGCACAGCGCGGGCACCGAACTCGCCTCGTTCGCGGACGCCGGTGTCCTGATCGAGCGGCGCCTGGCCAGCTACTCCACCGGTAGCGGCAACAAGGTGCTCGCCGAGGGCCGCCAGATGGGCCACGGCCGGTTCAAGATCGGTAGCCGCACGCTCAACCGGCACAGCAACGTGGCGTTCCAGCGCCAGTTCCCGGACAACCTGCGGATCCGGGACACCAAGGACGCGACCACGGTCCTGGACTACGCGGCCAACGAGTCCCGCCTGGTCGGCGGCTCCCTCACGGCCGCGATGACCGCCCAGGTGGCGGCCGGTAAGTCGCTCACGGCGGCAGTCGGCTGGTGTGCACCGTCCGAGACGATCTACGACCTCTGCGCGCTCGAGACGCTCGACGGCATGCTCGATATCGCCGAGGTCCAGGCGACCCGGGGCGGTTTCTTCGTCCCCGAGAACGGCGGCCCGAACTTCTCGGTCATCTTCGACTCCATCGGCGACGACGGGGACGTGATCCTGACCGAGTACGACGTGGAGAACGGCGCCGACAAGGTGTGCGTCGAGATCCCCTGCCCGGACTTCGTGGAGGTCCGGCTGGACGTGGCCTACGTCTGCATCACCGGCTCGCTGCTCCAGCGCCGGGGATACCCGGAGGCGGTCACCCGGTTCAGCCAGGGCGCCATGGTCGCGCTGGCCCACAAGGTCAACGAGTCGGTCATCGCGCGCATCGTCGCCGGTTCCGGCGCGCCGGTCGTCATCGCGGCTGACGCCTCGGGCGACGACGCGGCGTCGGCCCTGCTCTCGGCCGTCGAGCTGGCGATCGAGGACATGAAGTACCGCAACCGGATGGCCCGCAACGCGACCATCGAGGTCGTGCTCCCCGCCTGGGTCATCGCGCCCATCCGGGCCGCGCTGTCCCGGCGCCAGGGCGTGGCCGAGATCAACGTCTCGGACGCGGACATCCTGGCCGCCTTCACCACCCGGCACGCGGTCCCGCGCTTCGTGTACGACTGGCAGGACGCCTACTCCGGCCTGTCCGGCGGCCCCGGCGCGCAGACCGCCATCACGGCGTTCCCGACGACCGTCCAGTTCCTGGTCTACCCGGCCGGTACCTGGGTCAAGCCGGTGCGTGACGTGGTGTCGCTGGACACGGTGTACGACAACGCGCTTCTGACCCAGAACCAGTACACCGCGCTCTTCGTGGAGGACGGGTTCAACGTCATCAAGATGTGCGCGGACTCGCGCCTCTACCAGGCGACCATGGACGTTTCCGGCGTCACCGGATGCTGCCCGTAACCACCTCTCGGTCTCCCCGGCTGGGGCTGTCCGGTCAACCGACCAACGGCCCGGGAAACAGCCCAGCCGGGGAGCTACTCACCTGAGGAGGTGATCACTGATGGCATTGACTCCCGCACCAATCGTCGTCGCGCCGGAACCGCTCCGGCGCCGTTACGGCCTGTTCGACGCGGCGGCCGGTCCGCTCGACCTTCCTCCCCACGGGGAGGGCGGAGGCGTCCGCTACGTGCCGGTGACCTGTGGCGATTCCATCGCCTACGGTGTCGCCTGTTACAACGCCGAGAACCCGGCACCGGACAAGCCGCTGGACACCGACAACGCCGAGGTCAGTACGGGCGTGTTCCTCGCGGTCTCCACGCTCAACTGTGGAGCCGTGGGCTACACGGGTCCCGAGCTGGACCAGAAGGTCCGGCGCCGCCTGGAGACCAGCGAGCAGGCGACCGTCGAGGGCGCCTTCTGGACCGGTCTCGATTTCGAGGGCAACCCGCTCGACATCCTCAACCTGAACGCCGAGGCCGAGGACATCCCGGCAGGTTATGACCCGGGCCTGGTCACCGACGTGATCGGCGCGCTCGAGCGGTACGCCTACACGACCCAGGGCTACGGCTACCAGGCGTACATCCATGCGCCGGTGGAGGTGGCCGCATTCGCGTTCGAGTCCGGCCTGGTGCTCCAGGACGGGCCGCGCAAGGTCACGCCGATGGGCTCGATCTGGGCCTTCGGCGCCTACCCGGCCGGGTCGGTCATCGTCACCGGCCAGACCACGCTCTGGCGCGCGCCCGCGATCGAGGTTTACAGCTCGTTCGAGACGACCACGAACGAGATGCTCCTGGTGGCCGAGCGCGCCTACTCGGTCGCGTTCGACTGTTTCGCCGGTAGGGCCGAGTTCGATCCCCTGGAGGTCACTTCACCATGACGAACCTTGTCTGTGCCCGCCCGCTTCAGGGGGAAACGCTCCGCGTGACCCGCCTGGACGAGTGCGGCAACCCCGAGTTCGGGGAGTGCGCGTACGCGGTCTCGGACGGCTATGTCGAGGCCGTGCTGACGCCGAACGTGGAGGAAGGCGAGCGATTCCTCCAGCGCAACGCCAACGGCCGGGCGATCGTGAACCAGCGGTCCGCCCCGAGCCTCAATTGGTACGACGTGTCCATTCAGTTCCAGGAGGTGGACCCGGAGCTGTTCACGATCATCACCGGGCTTCAGCCGTACATGGACGACCAGGACAACGTGATCGGCTTCCCGGTCACCGAGTCCGATTTCGCCACGGCCAACTTCAGTCTCGAGATCTGGATGGGCAACGCCGAGGAGGAGTGCCTCCCCGGTGACCCGCTCCCGTTCTTCGGGTACAACCTGCTCCCGTGGGTGGTCGAGGGTGCGCTGTCCGAGGACATCACCATCACCAACGACCTGATCACCTTCACGGTGGTCGGCCGTACCCGCAAGGGCACTCCGTGGGCGGTCGGCCCGTATGACGTGGTGGTGGATGCCGGTGGCGATCCCTCGCCGCTGTTCACCGCGATCCCGACCGACACGCACCACCTGCCGATCTGGACGCAGCTCGCGCCGCCGGTGGCGGAGTGCGGTTGCCTGTCGCTGAGTTCCTGAGGTCTTCACCGGACCCTCAGCAGGAAGCCCCGGCCGATTCGGCCGGGGCTTCCTGTGCGCGCTCAGCGCGCCGAGCGCGCTGAGTAAGGCTGGCGCGCCCAGTACACGACAGCGCTCAGGTTAGAGGCGTCGGCACTGACGTGGGTGGCAAGCCGCTCTACGATCTCGGCAGGCATCTGCTCGATGAGCGCACGAGCCGCCGCCTCGGTGCCCTGACGCAGGTGGTTTTCGGCGGCCAGGATGTCACGGCCGGTGAAGAGGGTGGTGGCGATCGCGGCGGCCATGAGAAACCTCCAGAGGTTGGTGGAGCGGGGCTGTCCCGCTCACATGAACTACCTTACCGGCTTGACTGTGAAGTGTCAACTTCGGCCGGGGCTTCCTGTCTTTTAAATATCGGTTCATACGGGCACGTGCTCAAACGGTGCGTACGCGAAAGCTCGGGGGCCGAGGACTGTTTCCGTTGTGAAAGTGATCTGGGTCCGGCCAACTGTAATAGCAACGATCTTGCGACCTTGGACCGTGTCACCAATCTTTAAAGTGTTTGCGTATCGGCTCATGGCGTAAACATAACAGTCGTGACGGCTAAGTGTCAATAGCCGCCTTGATCAGGGCTTCGGCCATGGTTGGGGGGACCGCATTGCCGATCTGGAGTCGCTGAGAGATCAGGCCACCTGTAAATTTCATCCCGTCGGGGAAGGTCTGGACGGCGGCCATATCGGCAACGGTCATCTTGGTGATCGAGCCGTCCGGGTGGACCCATTGGGCTGCCTTGCGCGTCATGGTCACGCTGAGCTGGTCCATCGTGCGCATCGTCCGGCCGCGCTCCTGGGCGGTCTGCCCGACGTAGGCCGAGGGCGCCGAGTAGTTGCTCCGCTGAACCCAGCCGTGCCGATCGGGGAAGACGTCACGCATTATGCGCTTGTCCATCTCACCGGGGATCCTGGCCGCGTGATCGCGTCGCGCCAGCAGGATTGATCGGCGTCGATCCTGAGGCACGCCGTACCATGAGGCGTTGACCGTCTTGACGCTCACGGACCAGCCCCAATCAGCGAGCTTCTTTCCGATGGCCTGCCAGATGGGCAGCACCGGCGGCACCTGCTCCCAGACAGCCGCGCGCGCGTAAGGGTTCTCCAGAAGCACGCGGAAGGGCTCCAGAACCAGACCGATCTTCTCGTGATGTCGGTCCAGATCGATGATCGCTCGATAGATGTCGGCAGGCTCTTTCATTGCCAGGACGATTCGGACGATTTCGTCTCGTGCCTGGGTTCCGTCACCGTGACCTGATGAAGTGAACCGTTCGCACGGGGGCGATCCGATCTCCAGGTCGTATCTGCCTACCGCCCCGTAGACCTCCCGAACGTCCCGTCCCATGGTGATGAACCCGTTGACTGTCCTGGTCCGGACCACATCCTCATCCCAGTCCCAGCCGTGCTCCTGGAGCCTGAGTGATTTGGCCGCCACCGCCCAGCCGATACCGGCGAACAGATCCCGAGCCCTGGTCAATGTGACCGCCTTTCGATCGATGCTTAGCAGTGACATTACAGGCATGGCGTTTAAGTGTCAACAGGTCTGCCGGGAAAGTTTCCACGTGCCGTACGCTGGACCGCGACGACAGGAGGCGCGATGCCCGCACCGTGTGACTGGGACGTGGACCCCGAGGCTCTCGGCGTGTGCTCGACCTGGGACGACTACCCGCCCGAGCTTCAGGCGACCGCGCTCAACCTCGCGACGCTGTTCCTCTGGGCCGCGACCGGTCGCCGGTTCGGCGTCTGCCTGCTGACCGTCCGGCCGAACCAGACCCACCGAGGGGATCTGGCTTACCAGACGTTCGAGGTCATTCCGGGCACTCAGGTGGGGCTCGGCGTGCCGGGGGGACCGTTCCTGTTCGGCGGGCGCTGGTTCAACGCCGGGTGCGCCTCGGCGTGCTGCGGAAACCGGGCGTGCGCCATCGTGCTGCGCGGGCCGGTCGCCTCGGTGGACGAGGTGATGATCGGCGACGAGGAGGTCCCCTCGAGCGCGTACCGGGTGGACGTGACCGATGGGACCTACCTGCTGGTCCGCATCGATGGTGAATGCTGGCCGACGTGCCAGAACTTCACGGCCTCCCCGGGTGAGGACGGCGCGTTCGAGGTCACCTACGGCATCGGGCGCGCGCTGCCGCCTGCGCTCGCGGTCGCTGCCGCACTGCTGGCCTGTGAGTACGCCAGCGGCCTGAGTGGTGGCGCTTGTCGCCTCCCGGCCAAGATGACCCGGCTGAGCCGCCAGGGCGTGGAGGTCGAGGTGGCCTCACCCGACCCGGACGACGGGACCACCGGCATCCGCGAGGTGGACGACGTGATCACCGCGCTCAACCCGAGTAGGCGCCAGCGCCCGCCGGTGCTGCTCTCGCCCGATCTGCCCGAGAACTGCGACCGGGTGACCGTCATCGCGGCCGGAGGATCCTGATGCAGACCCAATCATGCCAGGTCTGCGGGGCGATGGTCCCTTCTCAGATGGTCCAGCAGCACGAGGAGTGGCACGAGCGGATCAGCCAGGTGGCGATCGAGAGCACCCAGCGGATCGACGCTCTGACCCAGCGACTGAACGAGGTTCTCAATGCCCATCTCTGACCCGATGGTCATGCCGCTCGCGCGCGAACTGCTGGAGTGCCTGGACCAGGAGATGGAGAAAGTGGAGTCTCCTCCCCGGTACGTCCAGCTTCGACCGGGCACCGTGGTTGATCACTTACTGTCAACATCTCAGGACGAGTGCTGCGACGGCCTGGCCTGGGTCCGGCCGGACGGGTTCTTCCCCAGCTCGGCTGTGTTCCCGAATCCCGATGAGGCGCCGCTCCCTAAAGGCATCCTGGCCTGGGCGATCACCCTGGAGATGGGTGCGGTCCGCTGCGCGCCGACGCCGGATGCCAGGAGCATCCCGACCGGGGAGCAATGGGACGCTGTGACCCAGGCCGTGATGGACGATGCGGCGGCTATGCGGCGCGCACTGTGCTGTTTCATCGACGCGAGGCCGGGCAGGGCCAAGAACGTGCTCCCGGGCCTCTGGCAACCAATCAGCGTGCAGGGCGGCTGTGTCGGTGGCGTCCTGCCCATCACGATCAAGGGACCGGTCTGCGATTGCGCCGAGGCCGGGCCGATATCATCCTGACCAGCAGGAAGCCCCAGGGGTCTGAGCCCTGGGGCCTCCACTCTATCTGCCTCTGACCTTACAGGCGTATGCCACAAGATCGCTATAGGTCAGACGATTGAATGTGAACGATCTTCAGGCTGAAGAACTGGCCGGGTCTGGTGTTAGACCGTCCGGTACTCCCAGGGTCCAGCTCGGGCTCTCCCCTCGCCTGACCAGCTCCTCAACCCGTCGCAAGAGCCGTCGCGCCCGTCCTGGGTCGGCGCACGGCTCGGTGAAGAGGGCAGCTCCAGCGTCCCGGCTACAGGCAAGATCCCGTAGTGCCGCTCCTCATCGGTCGCGTGGGCGGAGTCGAACCGCCGACTTCCCCCTGAGCTTCCCGGTTGATCAAATCGGGCCGTGTCGTCGCATTGCGTCACGGTAGGCGGGTCTCTGTCCTCTGAGATACACACGACGGGCAAAACCTTACAGGCTCCCCGGGGAGGTGGCAACCCGGTACGCTCGGTGCATGGCCCAGTACACGCTCAACCTCAAGCGGGACAAGCTCCAGGGCGTGGGCCAGCGCCGCGCCAAGAGCCTGGTCACCCGGTTCACCCGGCGTACGTTCAACTACTCCCAGACCTTGTGCCCGGTGGACACCGGCAATCTGCGGGCCTCCGGCTCGATGTCGGTCAATCTAGGAACTACCGGCGTGGTCGGCCAGATCATCTACACAGCTGAGTATGCCGCTGCCGTGCACAACGGCCGTCGCGCGCTGACCATCCGGCCAACCAAGCCCGGTGGATACCTCTGGTTTACCGTGGGCGGTAAGAAGGTCCGTGCACGCGAGGTCCACCAGCCTGCCCGCGCCGGGCGCCCGTTCCTGGCCAACGCGCTCAGCAAAGCCGCTGGCTCGGCCGCTGACTTCCGGGTGCGCATCGGGCCGGGCGCGCCGCTGTGACGATCCTGCGTGTAGCCGCCGTCTGCATCCTGGTCGGGCTGATCCTGCTGACCTTCATCTTGACGGTGGACTACATCTACTGGCCCTGAGATGCCCTGCCATCCTGGAGTAGGGTGGCCCCCATGACCGAGCAGGAAGCCGCGCCGGAGACCCAGGTCCCCGAGCGCGAGATCGAGTTCATGGGACGCATGATCTGGGTGAAGATGCCCAGACCCGAACAGATTCTCGTCTGGCAGCGCACGCTGAAACAGCTCCAGGCTCCTGACGTAGCTTGGAACGGCGAGAAGGTGCTGGCCGCACTAGAACGCCTTCGCAAGATCATCGACTCGGTATTGCTCAACCGGGTGGACGTGGACTGGCTGGATGACGAGATGCTGGCCGGGACCATCGGGCTGGAGCAGACGACGAGCCTGGTCCCGGCCAGCATGGAGGCATTCGCCACTGACGGCAACCGCGCCACGCGGCGCGCCGCCAAGAAGACCGCGCCCGCCAAGAAGGCGGTCAGGAAGCGAGCGACGACATGAGCGAAATGCCGATCGGCGGCAAGACCCCGGCGGACGTCCTGGGCACGCGCGAGAATGCCCTCCGGGTCACCGAGGGCCGCCATCCGGGCGTGCGTGACGCGCTGCAATGGATGGCGTTCTCGCACCTCCCCGAGGTGCTCCAGAACTTCTCACGGCCGTTCTACCAGACCGCTGTTGAGATGGTCATGACCATCTCAGACTCGCCCGAGCTGACCACCACACTCAACCGGCTGGTCGAAGCTAAGGACTGGGCGGTCCGCGCCGGGATCAAGAGCGACACTGGCCGCGCCGGTCCGGTGCCGCGCCCGGCCACCGTGGTCAACCCGCCGATCTTCCCCTCGCGGACCGACTGATGACGACCAGCTATGAGGTCCAGGACCAGACCGGCGAGATCATCCAACTGATCGAGATCCCGGAAGACAGCCAGATCAGCGACGGCTACCACACGTTCGGGGAACTCTACGATCACCGGCGCGCACTGACTGCCATGCTGGCTGCTGCGGCGGCCACCGAGAACGACTCCTGGCGAAGCAAGGCGCACCATCCGGATGACGATCCGATGTTTGAAGGCGGCTACTTCATCGTCGGGATCGAGCTGCCCACGGGCACGATCACCTACCACTACAAGCTCTCGCACTGGGACGACTTCGCGACCGTGCCCGAGCTGGAGCACGCGCCCAAATGGGACAGTGCGACACCGGCTGACACGGTGATCCGGCTGTTCGAGCTGGTCCGGATGCTGGCCGAGCCAGAATGAACGTTGACCCAGCCGCCTCCATGCGCTGCTGGGCCATCGAGCTGGAGGTGGGGGGACGCACGTTCGAGGTCCCCCCGCTACCGGCTGCCGACTGGTGGCCCGTGCTGGTTGCGGGAGATCCGTCACTTATTCTTGACTTCTTAAAGTCAGACCCGACCAACGAGGACAGCCTGGACGAGATGCTGTTGAGCGGGGAGCTGGACGGCGCCGAACTCAGCCAGGCGTTGATCGACGCCATCGAGGAGATGGCCGGGCGTTCGTTCCATTGCGCGTTCGTGCTCGCTACCGTGGCCGTTCAGTCATGGCCAATCGTTGGTGGCGCTCTGGCCGGGCGCGGCTTCCGCTGGGACGTGATGCCGCTCGGCGCCGCGCTGGACGCCATCTATCCGCTGATCCTCAGCAACATTCCCAAGGAAGAGGACCGTAAGAAGTTCCTCCGCCTGCTGGACAACGAGACACTGACCGGTGGCAAGAGCCGGGCCCGCGATAAGCAGGCCGTGGTGACCGAGTTCGAGACTCTGGCCGGGCCGAAACCTACTGGCGGCCGGAAAGCCACCGGCGCGCCGTCCGATAGTGCACGCCCCAGAACTCGGACACGGCCCCGGCCGCCCCGCCAGGACGGCCTGTAGCGCGCGCCCACGCGCCCACGCGCGCGACCCGGAGGAAGTGATCGGGCGGCCAGCTACGTGAGCCCTGAGGGCGCGGCCGGGCGAGCATCCGGTACTGGGCCTCCCCTTCCCCCCGCAGCGCGCTGGCGGCCACACTGGCGAGCTGGCGGACCGGAATCTGAGCGAGGACCGAACTTGTGATGGCCTGGCCCTCGCGCGACCAGATGTAGATGCCCAGCACTACCGGCCGGTCGGCATCCTCGGACAGCTCGACCCGGACCGTCCAGGGCCAGGCCGGATCTACCAGCTCGACTTCAGTCCCGAGGTTAGATAGCTGAGCGCGAGAAACATCCACACGGCCACCCTAGCCCAGATGCCCCCTACACTCTGGGTGACCGGACACCTGGCCACCCGTACGCTGGTCGCGTGGCAACTGATGTCGGCTCCGCCCGCGTACTGATCACGGGGGACGTGAAGGACTTCGCCAAGAAGGCGGAGGTCGAGATCAATGCCGCACTCGCCCGAATCCGGATCGACCCGATCAAGGTCCCGGTCGAGATCGACAACGCCGATCTGGCCAAGACCGTGGTCGCGGCGAAAGCGGCGGGCAAGACGATCGGCAAGGCGCTGAACGACTCGGCCAACGACTCGGGCAACGGGTTCTCCAAGACCCTGGAGAATCAGGGCAAAACCGCCGTCAAGCTGTTCGCCAAGAGCCTGACCGGTGGCCTGGCGCTGCTGCCCAAGCTGTTGCTCCCGACCCTCATCGTGGTCGGTCTCGGCATCGTGGCCGGGCTTGTGGCGGTCATCGGGCCCGCGCTGGGTGCCGCCATCGCGGGATCGATTCTGCTGGCGGCCGGGGCCGGTCTGATCGGTCTCGGGGCGGTACTGCTCAAGGCTGAGCCCGCCCTCATATCCGCCGCCAAGTCGCTGACCGACTCGCTCAAGAAGACCTTCACCGACGCGGCCCAGCCGATCCTCAAGCCGCTGGTCGAGTCGCTGGGTATCTTCCAGAAGCTGATCGTGGGCATCGGCCCCCAGGTCAAGGACGCCTTCAAGGACATAGCTCCGGCTATCGTCCCGTTCGCCCAGGGCATCGCCGATCTGGTCAAGAACGCGCTGCCCGGATTCAACGGGCTGATCGCGGCGGCGGCTCCGTTCCTCAAGGGAATGGCGGCCGTCCTTCCCCAGCTCGGCAATGACTTCGCATCCTTCTTGACCTCGATCGCGGACTCCGGTCCTGACGCCACGATCTTCTTTCAGGACTTCATCAAAGGTCTCGGCAACCTGATCGTCGGGCTGGGCCACGGCATCGAATGGCTGACGCATGCCTACGTCTCGGTGCGTACTTTCCTGACCAGCTTCGATTCCTGGGGGGAGGCATTCACTTTTGCCACCGGCCTCATTCAGAAGCTGGTGAGCCAGGGCCTGCAATTCCTGGTGAACAACCTCCCGAGCATCATCCAGAGCATCATCGCCTTCAAGACCCAGGTCACCGACGCCATGATCAAGATCGTGGAGGGCATCGCCGACGCGCTTCCGACGATCATCCCCCAGGTGGTCTCGGGCGTGATCGGCCTGGTGACTGCGATCGTCAACAGCCTGGCGCAGACCGCTCCCAAGATCGTGGCCGCCGCCGGTCTGCTGATCAACGGGCTGGTGGACGGGATCGTGAAGGCGCTCCCGATCCTGCTCCCGGCCGTGGTCCAGATCATCACCACGCTGGTCACCGGCATCATCGGCCTGATCCCGATCATCATCTCGGCCGGGCTCCGGCTGGTTCAGGGCCTGATCGAGGGCATCATGGGCGCGCTGCCCTCGCTTTACCTGGCGCTGATCTCGGCCGTGCCGCAGATCATCAGCGCACTGATCTCGGCTGTTCCACAGTTGTTGCTGCTGGGGACCAACCTGCTCCTGGCCATCGTCCGGGGCATCGGCAACGCGCTGCCCGCGCTGATCAGCGCCATGCAGACCCAGGTCATCCCGACCCTGCTGAACACGCTCCAGACCCAGGGCCCGGCGCTGATCCAGCAGGGTGTGCTCGCGATCCAGCAGTTCATGCAGGGCTGGGTGACCAACATCGGCGTGATCGTCAACGTGATCACGACCCAGATCATCCCGGCGCTGACTGCGTTGTTCCGGGACAACCCGCAATTCCTCCAGGCCGGGCTCGACGTATTCCAGACCCTGCTCAATGCCTGGGCGCAGAACATGGGATTGCTGACCACCTTCATTACCGCTGTCCTGATTCCGCAGATAACCACGTTCCTCCGGGACAACCCCCAGGTGATCGACGCGGCGATCAACATCATCGTGACGATCATCCAGGCGATGTCGGACAGCATGGGGATGATCATCAGCTTTGTGGCTGGTGTGCTTATTCCGGCCATCGCCAACGGGATATCCCAGAACAGTCCGCAGATCGCCCAGGCCGGTATCAAGCTGATGATCGCGCTACTGGGCGCGCTGATCCGGTCCATCCCCTCGATCGTGAGCGGGATCTTACAGATCAACAACGCCATGATCGTGGGCCTGCTCGGCGCCGTGGGCCGGATGGCCGCCGCCGGTATCACCCTGGCGGCCGGGTTCGCCAATTCGCTCACCCAGGCCGGGGTGAGCCGGGCACGGTCTGCCGCCAACGCCGTGCGCAACGCCATTACCGGCGCGTTCGCGGGAGCAGGTAGCTGGCTGGTCAGCGCGGGCTCGCAGATCATCAACGGCCTGATCTCCGGCATCCAGGCCGGATTCGACCGGGTGCGCGGCCTGCTCTCACGGCTCACCGGTCTCCTGCCGGACTGGAAAGGACCAGCCCAGGTGGACCGCAAGATCCTGGAGCGGTCCGGCGAGCTGGTCATGCAGGGTTTCACGCGCGGCATGACCAGCGAGATGGCCACCATCCGCAAGAGCCTGGGCGATTTCACCGGCGACCTCCCCGGGTTCACCGGCGGTCCGGTCCGAGGTGGCGACGGGGCAACGTCCGGGTCCACCACGACGGTCACCATCGCGCCCGGTGCCATCGTGATCCAGGGCCAGGGTAAGCAGGCGGGCGAGGACGCCGCTGAGGCTGTCCTGGAGCGGCTGGCTCAGGCCGGGCTGGTGAGGTAGGGACATGGCCACCACGACGATCCTGCGGCCGTCCGCGACCTCTTCCGGGATGGGCTGGACCGCGACGCCGAGCGGCACCCTGCACGGGGTCACCTCGGACGACAACGACACGACGTATGCCATCTGGTCGGGTGGCGGCTCATCGATGGTGCTCGCCACCCCGGCCGATTCCCCGCCCGCCGGTGAGCGCCGCCACCGGGTACGCATGCGCGCGCGAGGGGAGGAGGGTGACGCCGGGTGGTCCGTACAGCTCAGCAACGGCGTGCTGGTAGCCAGCGCGGCGGCTCAGTTCACCGTCTCCCCCGGGACCGTGACCGGATCATGGGGATTCGGCCTGCCGCCGGACGGCTCGACCGTGCTCTCCGCGTACGTGACCGGCCAGTCCGCCGGGGTCAAGATCAATGAGCTGTACATCGACATGGACAGCCGGGAGGCGCCGACCTTCACCCCGCAGATTCTGGACGGTTCCGGCACGGCCACCGTCACGATCACCGATACCAACCAGCCGACCATCCGGGCTGATCACCCGGCGCTGGACGGGCTGGCCGCGCGCCAGTACCGGTACTGGGTGACGCTCGACGGCGCCGTGGTCTGGGACACCGGCATCGTCTCGGGCGCCTCGGTCAACCGGCAGACCAGCCCACTGGGCAACGGCGCCTATGAGGCCCATCTCCAGATCTGGACCACACTGGGCGCCAACACGCCCTACGCCTCCGACGAGGGGACGCTGAACTTCAGCATCCTGGTCGGCCTGGTCCCAGCGCCGGACAACCCAACCGTGGACCAGGTGGACGGGACCCCGTTCTACACGGTCTCGGCGTGCGCGCCGTACACCGGTGACTTCGACGGCGGGGTCGGCTACATCGAGGTTCAGCGGGTGGACTGCCCGGTCGGCGGGTACCTCTCACTGCTCGGCTCGGATGAGGCGTATGCCTCCACCCCGGACCCGGGTCCGGCCCTCACAGATCTCGAGATCACGATCAAGGCGGGCCGCGACGACGGGTGGCTACCGGCGACCGAGGAGACGCTGATCGCCCACTACGACACGGGGGGCAACCAGCTCTCCTGGCGGCTCAGCCTCAACCCCGGCATCGGCGTCCCGTTCCTGGCCTGGTCCGACGACGGATCGACCGAGGACTACATCGCGGCCACCGAGCGCCCGCCCATCGATGCGTTCGGGATTGTCCGGCTCCGGCTGCTGTTCGACGTGAACAACGGGGCCGGGGGCTGGACCGCCACCTGGCAGACCCGCGAGACCGATGACGAGGACTGGGCCCAGCTCGGGGAGCTGGTGACCGCTACCCCGGCTACCAGCCTGTTCGATAGCTCGGCGCCGCACACCGTGGGCGCCTACCTGTTCGCGGGCGCTCCGGTCAACCTGTTCACCGGCCGCTTCTACTCGGCCCAGGTGCGCGACGGCGCGGCCGGGACCATCGTGGTCAACCCGGACTTCACCGGCCACCTGGACGGGACGACCGAGTTCACCGATGGCCAGGGCAACGTCTGGACGGTGCACAGCCCGGCCGCCATCGTGAGCCCGGCCAGCACGGTCACGATCGCGA